GGCATTTGAGCGGTGTGGAATGCGGATGACCACTGGTTATCAGCTAACCACGGGACGTAGATCGCTCAATTTGTTGTTCTTAGATTGGGCCAACAGGGGGTTAAACCTCTGGACCATTGAAGAGGCAACGTTCCCGCTTACAGGTTCGGCAGAGATCACTCTTTCCTCTGATACCGTTAACGTTCTTTCGGCGGTAATCCGAGACAACACGCAAAGTCCTTCAGTCGATATCACAATTGACAGGATTAGCCGTGAAGAGTACCTAAATCTCCCGAATAAGCAGACGGGCGCTAGGCCGGCACAGTACTACGTGCAGCGGGCCAACGTGTTTAAGGTGTTTTTGTACCCTCGTCCAAATGCAGCGTACACCTTCGTGTATTACCGCATTCGTCGTATTCAGGATGCCGGGGACTACACGAATACGGGAGATGTTAACTTCCGATTCCTTCCTTGCCTGGCATCGGGGCTGGCCTACATGCTGTCGTTAAAGTTTGCTGCTGATCGCACTGCAGCATTAAAACAGATCTATGAAGAGGACTTTACAAGGGCTGCGCTAGAGGACAGGGATACGGCAAGTGTCTTCTTTATCCCTGATGTAGGAGCATGAGGTGGCTTACGCAACAGGTAAGTTCTCCTTTGGGCTGTGTGACTACTGCGGGCAACGGTATCCGTATAACGTCCTAAGAAAAAACTGGCGTGGGTTTAAGGTTTGTCCGGAGGACTACGAGCCTAAAGAGCCGCAGTTAGAGCCTCTTAAGTATAAAGGAGATGCGATAGCTCTCCTAGAGCCCAGGCCGGACCGCCTAGAACCCGTAGATGTTTACGTTGGACAGCCTGGTTATACTTACTTTCAAAGTATTGGCAGCGCGAACAACACGGTTAATATGATGCCTTACCCTGGGCAGACAAGCGTTCATGGGATAGGGGGAGTAGGAACAGTTACTGTTTTTGCTGGGGCTTCAGCTCTTCCTGGTGGTGTGTCGGCAACTGGGCAGGTTGGAACCGTTACTTTCCCCAACACGGCAGTCAATTTAACCCAGGGAGTACAGGGAACTGGAGGAGTAGGGAGTGTTTCAGCCTCCGGTAATTCAGTTATTATACCGTTGTCGGAGAGTGTCTCCGGAACAGGGACGGTTGGGTCAGTTTTGGTTACGGGAACCGCTCCGGTTTCTGGAGCAAGTGTTTCTGGATCAGGCTCGGTGAGCCCTGTGTCTGTTTCTTTAGTAACTCCTGTGTCAGTTACTAAAGTCTCGGGATCTGGTAATATAGGTAACGCATCGGTGACAACATGACATACGACGAATTAGTAACCAACATACGCAATTACACCGAAGTGGATGCTAACGTATTCACTAACGCGGTCATTAACACGTTTATTTTGATGACGGAGAACCGTATTCTTCGGGACATCGACCTTGATGTGTTTAAGTTAGAGGCGGCTGGAAACCTGACAGCTAATAACAAGTTTCTAACTGCGCCAACGGATATTTTGACTCATCGATATATGATGATCACTTCTGGAACAAACCAGATATTCTTGGATTTCCGAGATACCTCTTTTATGAAAGAGTATTGGGCAAACGGGGCGCAGACAGGTATTCCTAAGTATTACTCGGTTTGGGACCAAAACACTTTTTATGTAGCTCCCACGCCCGCGTCCTCGTACGTGGTAGAGCTTGGCTATATCTACAAGCCTGCTCAGCTGTCGTCCACTAATACTACAACCTGGGTGAGCATCAATGCTCCCGAGGCGCTTCTTTACGGCTGCCTGGTTCAGGCCTACAGCTACACCAAGGGGCCACCAGATATGATTTCTTTCTTCAATAACTCATACAAAGAAGCCATCCAAGGCCTTGGAATTGAGCAGCAAGGCCGTCGTCGTCGTGACGAGTACAGAGATGGCATGATTAGAATTCCAGTTAAATCAGAAAGTCCGGGTCCATGAGCCGTGTTCCAAACTTAGAAGGCAAGAAAATAGCAATAGTGGCGATGGGAAAGAGCCACAGCCAGTTTATTATGGCCAAAACCCATTCGTTTCATTTTGATGAGGTCTGGGCAATTAATGCCATGTCTGGGGTAATTTTCCATGACAGGGTGTTTATGATGGATCCGGCCAGTCGGTTCTTGGATTCGGATGATGCAGGGAGCCAGACGAACCTTATGGCTGAGGTGCTCAAGAACCATGCGGGCCCAATTTACACTTGTGAGCTAGACCCCCGCTGTACGGGACTTGTGGAGTTTCCGTTAATTGAGGTGATGAATGCTTGCCGGACGGGTTACTTTAACAATACCGTGGCCTATGCCATAGGTTTTGCGATTGCAGCAAAGGTGTCGGAAATACACATGTATGGGGTAGACTTTTCCTACAAGGGTCATGTGCATTTTGCTGAGGCAGGAAGGGCCTGTTGCGAGTTTTTGCTCTCAAAAGCCATTGACCAGGGTATTAAGGTAGGTATTTCGCAAGAATCCTCCCTTTTGGACTCTAACGAGCCGCCACAAAGCAAGCTCTATGGCTATCACAGGCTGTCGGACCCCCTGGTGGTAGGCCTTGAAAACAACGAATTTACCGTCAAAAAGTACTCTGAAATTAAAGACCAAGTGGAGGCGCAAAAGACGGATTTGCTGCCACCAGAAGCCTTGAGGACCTAAATATGTTTGATCTGAAGCTTGGAGAAATACATAACCCAATCATTAAAACCAGTGACTTTGGCGGTCTTTCGTGCGAAGATTTAGCTGAGCTTTGCACTGACAAGATTATCGGTGTGGCTGAGAACGCTCCCCCAGCCATCCGAGAGCAGGCAAAGTTCTTCCGGGAGCGCGTTCAAAAAGCAGTTTTTGAATATCTTAAACAAGCAAAAAGGGCCGAAAGGGCTACTTGCATTCAAATTTGCGCTCAAGGCGGCGAGCACGATGCCGCTAATTTACTTAGGAGAGTCTAAATGGCTTTTACCACAACCGTAATGCCCACGTCCTTTAAGGTAGAGATCCTTAAAGCTGTTCACAACTTTTCAACCGGTGGAAACACTTTTAAACTGGCGCTCTACAATAACAGCGCCTCGTTTACGGCTGCAACCACTGCCTACACCACGACCAACGAAGTAGCGGCCTCTGGCTCGTATGCTGCGGGTGGCGGCACATTGTCCAAGGTTACGCCTACTTCAACAGGCACAACCGCAGTTACGGACTTTGCTGACCTGTCCTTTACCACGGCTACTATTACTGCATTTGGCGCGTTGATTTATAACGACACCGCTACGGGTAATCCCGCAGTTGCTGTATTAAACTTTGGTGGCGCTAAAACTTCGACGGCTGGCACGTTCACGATTGTGTTCCCGGCTAAGACAGCCACGGGAGCGATTATAAGAATAGCGTGAAAAAAATTTCTTGGATTAATGCTAAAAAACAAGGGCTGCCCATGTATTTTACTGGGCGCCCTTGTAAATACGGACATATTGCCGAAAGGCGTGTTTCCGGTAGGCATTGTATTATCTGCGCCGATAATACTTCTCGACGTTGGGCAAAAGAAAATCCGGATCGAGTAAGAGAAATTGTTAAAAAATGGAATGTTGCTAACCGAAAAGAAGAGGCAGCACGAGCAAGGGAATGGAGAAAAAATAATCCAGAAACCCATAAAAAGGCTGTCTTAAATTGGAGAAAGAAAAACTCCACCTACTATGGGGCCTATATGGCTTTTGCGTCCAGTAAACGACGTACTGCAAAACTTAAGGCTACCCCTTCTTGGTTGACTAAACAACAACATGAAGCCATTTTATGTAAGTATCAGGTAGCCGCCATGTACACAGCGGAGGGTTTAGACGTTTGGCATGTAGACCACATTGTTCCTATTCGGGGGAAAGATGTTTGTGGGCTGCATGTACCTTGGAACTTGCGGATTATTACTGCTTCTGAAAACATGAAGAAAGGTAATAAACTGCAGATGGATACGAGGGCATAAATGTGGCAACGTACAGCGGCTGGGGCGGGGGCCCGTGGGGCGAGACTCCTTGGGGTCAAGATGCCACCTATGTCTACCTGGATGGGTGGGGGTATGGTGCTTGGGGTGAAACTCCGTGGGGTCAAGGAAGCGCTGGTGTCCAAGGCACCGGCGCTATTGGCACTGTCACGGTCCAAACCCAGCAAAATGCCGTCGTCAACGTCACCGGAGTACAGGCAAGCGGCCAGATTGGCCAAGCCACAGTTGACACCGGCGTTAATGTACTGGTTACCGGTATTTCCGGAACAGGGTTTATCGGTCAAGTTGCCGTCTCTGGATCCGCAGTTGTACCAGTCACCGGAGTTTCAGCAACCGGGGCAATTGGTAACGTCACCGTTGCCGCAAACGCCAACGTCTTCGTTACTGGAGTCTCGGCGACAGGATTCATTGGTCAGGCTGCCGTCTCCGGCAGCGCTGTTGTGCCCGTCACCGGGGTCCAAGGTGTCGGAGCCGTCGGTACCGTTGCCGTCGCCACAGCCACAATCGTCCCCGTCACGGGAGTCGCAGGTAGCGGTGCTATTGGGACCGTTGCCGTCTCTGGTGGGGCACGTGTCACCGTTACCGGGGTCCAAGCCACAGGATTCATCGGACAAACAGCCCAAACCGGTTCCGCAACCGTCCCCGTCACCGGTGTGGCGGCCAGTGGTGCCATCGGTAATGTGGCAGTCCAAGCAGGGGCCGTCGTTGCAGTCACAGGGGTACAAGCCTCTGGATTTATCGGTCAAACCACCGTCACAGGTACCGCAGTTGTGCCAGTTACAGGTGTTCAAGGCGTTGGCCAAATTGGCAACGTTGCGGTTGTCCAGGATGCTACGGTCAACGTTACCGGCGTTTCGGCCACTGGATTTATTGGTCAAGCCACTGCGAGCATCCCAGTCAACGTCCCGGTCACCGGGGTTCAAGGCACTGGGGCAGTCGGCACAGTCTTCATTCAAACAACTTCTAATGTCAATGTCACGGGAGTTCAAGGCGTTGGCGCAGTCGGTCGGGTCACTGTTTGGACGACAGTTAATGACAACCAGGCAGCTAACTGGCAAAATGTCAATGATTCACAGACTGGAAACTGGGTGGTCGTTAACGACTCACAAACTACAAACTGGATTCCAATAGCGGCTTAAGGATTAAAAATGACTATTAATCGCACAACTCTTCTAGATCTTCCCCTTCCAGTTACCGGAACCGAGTCTGGTACTTGGGGGGACGTAACCAATAATGGTCTAACACAATACATCGATATTGCCATCGCAGGCCGAAATGCGTTAACAAGCGCTAACTTCGTTGCCGGTGATTTAACCATATCCACTACCGAGGGCGATTCCTCAGCAACTAACATTGCGGCTACCTCTGCCCAATACGCAACCCTGTATGTTTCCTCATTGGCGGCTAACTCAACGATCACGGCTCCGAGTTCAAACCGGGCGTATCGAGTGGTAAACGCAGACTCAACCTACACCCTGACAGTCAAGGCTACAGGTCAGACCGGGGTTACATTCCCCATAGGCACCTCTGGCACGGTTGTATTTAACGGGACAGACTATGTTCTGTTAGGGACATTTGCCACCATATTTAACGTAGACAACCTGCGTTTAGATGGGAATACCCTGTCTTCTACCGATACCGACGGTAACATTGTCATTGCTCCTAATGGCACTGGTGATGTTCAACTTGATGCTGATACAGTTCGGCTAGGAGACTCAAACGCTAACGCCACGTTGACGACC